CTATTTTTGTAAGTGGAAAATCAACTACTGGAGATTGCTCCGTATTTCTATAAACTGCTTCTAAAATATCTCCCGTTCCATAAACAATAGAATTATAATTATAAACTTCTTCATTATCTGCATGAGCTGCAGCGACTGTGCCGTTTGCACCTCTAGTAAGACCTGTAATGGTATTAGCTGAACTGTTAAGAGTTGTATAAGTGATTTGTTCTGAATCTATTAACAAAGTTCCCGTTGCTGGAAACTGAGATACCGAATCAACAGTAATAGTTGAACTTACTGCAGTAATTGAACCATTTAAAAGAGTAAATACACCATCAGATGTACCATCTCCAGATGATCTATACAGAGTATAGACAGCTTGACCACTGACCATGGAAATTGAATTATTAGCGACTTCCCAATAATGTAATCCTCTGTTTGCCCATTCTTGAAATAGAATATTAAGCGAGCGACGAGCTGCTTTCATTTGGTTACCAGTATTATTGATAAGACCAATTCTTTCGTAAGACTCTTCTATGATATCATCAATGAAAAGTGTTTTTTCAAAAACTGTAGTTCCTGAAGAGGTAGTCATTTAACCCCTACTTATCTATAAATAGCGTAACAGTTAATCCACTTATGTTTGAAGCAACTCCAATGCCATCTACTATTCCTACACCGTTTCTTTGAGCATATAAAACTCCATCTTCAGGTATGCCTAAGGTTTCAGTGCTATTTGGTCCAACAACAATTGGAATAAAAACTTCTGTATTAGTTGAAGTACTTACAGTTGTTGAATTTGCTAACCCATTAATTATACAAGCTCCGGAAGTTGCTCCAGATTGTATCATGTAACCTCTTAATCTTGTTGGTCCAGTAAATAAAACTGCAGTGCTAACATTACTTGCACATATAACTGGTTTTACATCTGACTTCATATTTATCTCCTTGTATTAAGGAGCCCTTGCGAGCTCCCTAAAAATTATTTTTTGTCTTTTACAATTTTTACAATATTGTCATTAGTTTTAGATTTAGAAATTTCTTCTAACCAAAACTTACAATCTTGTATTGCTCCATCAAGAGCGTGCACATTTGAAATTGTTTGAGCACGTTGATTTTGCAAAAGTGTAATTCGTTCGTTAATTGTTTTTACGTCCATATTATGCAGATGTGCTAAATAATTTAATATAACGAATAGCACCATTTACAAGAACTCGTATTTGACCACCGTCTACACTTGGTGTTCCAGAAGTAACTGCTAAACCCGCTGCTACGTTTTTACCTAATCTACCAATATCAAATAAATTTAAACATGGATTTGTTGCAGATGACTCTTCACCAAAAGCTATAAAAGCGTTTGGTCGAGATGCTCTTGTTCCTGCAAACTGTGCAAAATCAAATGTTGCGCCATTTGTTTGTCCAATGTTTGTGCTTGATCCGCAATCAACTACACCATAAACGGCTGTGTTTAAACCTGTAATTGTGCTTGTTGGATTGTTGCTGAATGATGTTTGTGCATATACTCCAAACATATTACCGCCTACTGTGTTAGCAGTTCTTTTATTTACCGCTCCTACAACTGCCGCTACTGTTCCAGAATAAGTTGCTGCTGGTCTTACAGTAAAGTCAGTTAAGTTAAAACCTCCAGATGAAAGATCCGCTGAAGTTAGTGTGTCATCAGAATTAAACCCAGCGTTTGATGTAACTGGTCCTGAAAATGTTGTTTGTGCCATAGTGTTATCCTCCTAGTAAATCTAATATCGTCTCTAGGGCGTCGACTATACTGCGTCGATATTAGAAAGTTAGTGTATAGTGATTTAAATATAACTCAATTTTTGAAATAGCGCAAGGGATACCTGCATCGAAAAACTAATTTTCGGATATAAATAGCGAGGTTTTTAGCCTGCTATAGAAAACTCAGGAGCAGCTAATTCTACCTTAATTTGTCTATGAGCAATTTCTGCTTCAGACATTTTAATCTGGTTAATGACTTCTTTTATCTTCTCGTCAATTCTAACCATATCAAGAGTGTATTTACCCTCTTGAACGTAGTATTGCTCCCAATCAAGTTCTAACAACCTTTTCTTCTTGTAAAGGTCTTGAACTGATATCATCTACAACCTCCTCATAGGTTATCCAGCATTTAGATTTTGAAAACATCCTATTGCTGTCTTCGAGTAATATACCTTTTTTTCCTATTTTGTCAAGGATAGCCTGTTCTATACTTTCTGCACTATCTTCTGCTTCAATGTTAAAATTAGCCATGTGACCGTAAGCTCTAATTTTTACTTGAAACAATTTTGTCATAATTCTGTCTTTCTATCATGTTTGAGGGGCCCCATAAAGAGGCCCCAAAAATAAATAATGCTTATAAATTAAGCACCTTGTGAACCGAACATACCTCTAGGGTCTGAGAATCCAAAAGAATATCTCTCTCTAGCTTTGTATCTAACGTTACCTGTATCAAAATCACCTTCCATAGCAGTTTTGATAGGTGCTCTTACGAACATCTTCATACCGTTTGGAACGTCAGTTTTAATAAAGAATGCATCAGTATCAGTTAGGTAATTGTTAACCACATAACCTTGTGGAACCATTCCCATTGATCTAATTGCATTGATATCGTTATCAGCTGTAGCTGTTCTACCAACAGTTTTCATTAATCTCTCCGCTGTGAATTGTAATTCCTTTGGAATGATTAACTTAACACCTTGAGCTGCAATTTTTAAACCACGCTCGTCAACAAATGCATTGATATCAATCAATGATTGTTCAAGAGACGTTTCGTTTAAGTCAGCTTGTGTAGCAAGTGTATTGCTGAATGTTCCAGCAATAATAGGGTGTGATGCGTTTACTAAAGAAACTCCGTCACCTCCTGCAAATGAGCTTGAAAACGCATTGTTTAATACGTTTGCAGCTGTAACTTGCTTAGTGTTTGCCATAGATCTTGCTAACGCTTTTGTATATCTAGACGCAAGTCTATCATACAAATTGTCCTCAATCGCTTCTTCAGTGATTGCGAATGCAAGTGCTACAGTGTTGTGAGTGTATCTAGCAGTGAAAGTTTCTTGAGCATTGTCAAATGTTACGCCAGAACCTTCTGGTTTAACTTGAGCATTTGCGAAACCCGATAACATTACTTCCTCTTCGAAAGCTCTGTCTGAAGTTTCTGTGTCAAAAATCTCAGCATGCTGATTCTCATATCTTTTGTACTCCAGGCCGAATAGTGCATTCAATCCTGGTTCTAGTTCTTTAACTAGTTGTCCTCTTGAGATAGCCATATTCTTATACTCCTGTTGTAGTTGTTAACTGATGCTCATTGATTCTTACAACAAACACAACGTTTGATGAAGTTAAATCATTGTCTCCAGTATCCTTTGTAACGCCAAGAATTTGCAATTGGGCTGTACCAGTACCTAATGTACTGTCGTCCAATGTAACTTTGGATACAAAGTTTGCTGTACTTCCAGCTGTGTATTCAATGTCCGCATTGTTGAAGACATCTGTTTGTGCTGAAGCACCAGTGTTATTTGATCGTATTTCGAAACGTTCATAAGGGTCGTCACTTATAAATGCAACGATATCAGTTGCTGCATTATTAGGTACGTTATTTAGGAACGTTGGTTTTTTAGTTGTTGGGTCAGTATAGAAAGCTCCGTTAAGTGAACCTAACAATATGTTACCAGCTGCTGCAACTCCTATAGTTCCAGTGTTCAGTGCTTTGACTGGATCATTGAAAAATATAGCCGTTGGGCTTGCTGCCACATTGTATTCACTTAAACCGCCTGCATCTCTATTTTGACCAACTTTTCCAATAGGTCTTAATCCAAAACCTACTGATGTTCTATTAGCCATAGTTTTTTTCCTTGTTTAAGTTTATTTAAATCGTTGGTATTACCAAAAAATTATTTTTTGTTGGTACCACCGAAAGTTACACGAGTTTGCCTATCACTATTGATTGGCATACTTGGGTGCTGATCCTTAAGCAGGTCGTTCTTAATTGCTTGTTCGCTCTCTTGAGTTCTTCTTGCGAAGTATTCATTACGAGCTTTTGCAACCTCTTCCGGTATCCTTGCCAGCGCAAGGCCACCATGTCCGATAACTCCCGTGTATTTTCCTTCTGTGATCGTGGAGAAATTTTCTCCTGGATATTCGTCAGCTCTCACTAACTCCCATCCTGATCTCAGCTTACTTGAAATATTTTTGGTGTCGTCTTGACCCATAATTTCAAGCCTAATCCAACGGTGTCTATAACCGTCTTTAGGGCGCGGTGCATCTAAACTTGATGGTGGAGTCCAAGTCGTAGGTCTCTTTTCAGATTCTCTTGACTCGCTCGCACGCGGGGTCTTAATTTTTTCGTTTTCCATATGCCTATACCTCCTTCGTGATGTTTAATTGTTTCGCATACTCTTCCAATGGCACTCCTAATTTTTTAGCGATAGCAACTTGAGAAGGTGTGAGTCTCACAGTTTTGCGACCAGGTTTTACACTTCGCTTCGCTGAAGCTACTACTTGTGTAGGTTTGGTCGATTCCGTTGTTGCATTTCTATCAAATTTATGCGGGAAATCAAGTCTTATTCTTTTATCGATTTCTGCATAATATTCATCAGTTTCAGGGTCATATCCTTCTTCATCAACCAACTGTCTATGGATGTCAAAAGCCGTGTAAGTCATAGGTTTATCTGCTCCAAACCATTTGTTTTTGGTTCCCCATGCTTCTGCTCTTGGACTTCCAACAGTTTTTTCTTGTCTTGGGACATTTACTTCTGAAATTGTTGTTGGTTGCTTAACTGGCTCTCTCGCCGCAAGTTCCTTCATTTCTTGAAGTCTTGCTTCTTCATAACCAAGTCTTGCAATTTCTTTTTGAGCTTCAATTTCTATCGCAAGATCCCCTGCTTCTCTAGCAAGTCCTAACTTGCCTTTTGCAGCTTCTAATGCAGATACAATTTTAGCTTCTTTATCTTTTAAAGATGTGCTTTCCAAAGAACTAAATCTTTTTGTAAGTAATTCTTTTTCAGCTTTTACATTTAAAGCATAACGTACTGCTTCATCTTTTTGACGTTCTGCTTCACGCATCTTTTTAGTTAGTTTAGCAATACGTC